AGCGTAAAACTCAGATTCGTTACCAGCAGTTGTTTCTGCGATGGGGCTAGCGGCTGTGCCACTGATAAAACCGTTTTGAGACGCTACTGGGCCGGAGAATGTGGTTAATGCCATGATTATTTCCTTACATGCAAGTTAGGCGTATCTGTCTGCATGTCGTCAGCCGGGACTGTCAGATACACCGGAAAGCCCGGATTAGCAGCAATATATCACTTTACTGTAGGGGGTGCAACTTTTTTCTTTCGGGCTGCTAAATGGATGGAAACTAGGTAAATTCGTAACGGATTACGAATTAAGTTACGACACAGGTAGCGGGACTTAGTTACAGGTAACCCTTATAAAGACAATAAAAAAGGCCCCCGAAGGGGCCTCTCTTTAGCATAAAACCTAGGTTCTATGCGGGTTCGCTTAGGACGAACCGGGTGAGCCGAACATTCCGAGTGGGTCACTCCAACCGAAGCTATAACGCTCGCGGGCCTTGTAACGCACATTTCCGGTGTCGAAATCACCGTCCATTGAGTTGGTCAATGCAGTACGCTCGAAATGCTTCAAGCCGTTAGGCACGTCAGTAGTCAAATACCAACCGTTTGTGTCGGTCAGGTAGTGATTAACGCAGTAGCCTTCAGGAATCGAACCATTGTTCTTCAACGCGTTGATGTCGTTATCAGCAGTACCAACACGGAGGTTGGTGTCCAACAAACGAGTAGCAACGAACATCAAAGATGGAGGAACGATCAGCTTACGAGGTTTAGCAGCGATCAACAGACCTTTTTCATCCACCCAAGCGGCGATCTGAATAACGGCGGCTTCCAAGGAAGTCTCGTTTAAATCAGCGCCAGTAGTAGGACGATTGCTGTTGGTTCCACCACCGACTAAGGGGTGTGCAGTGCTGAACAAAGGTACGCCGTCACCGCCGTAGTACTGAGACGAGTTAGTGAAGCCGTTGTTGATAACAGCAGCAGCCTTAACTTGCTTGGTATACGCCATAGCGCGAGCCAAAGCCTTGGTGTAACGAGCAGACAGTGAGTCATACAAGTTATCTTCCACAGCCTCTTCAGTGATGGAGAAGCCCAACGCGATGGTTTCGTGGTTGTAGCGAGCCGTGAACGCTTCTTGGGCATTGTCATAAGCAATGGCCTGTCCCTCGTTCTTGACTGGTGCTGCACCGAAACCGGCGAGTTTGGTCTCTTCTTCAAAGCTACGCTCAGATGACTCTGTTTCGTAGATTTCTTTATGCTCTTCGCCGTAGCGAGCGTATTCCAAACCGAACAATGCGTTCAATCCGGGGAGCAGTTCTTTAAGTAGTTGTGCGCGTGAAATAGCCATGATTTAGCTCCTTACAAACCGACGTTGTTTAAATACGAGTGAGCACTGGGGTTGAACTTAACCAACACATCAGTGAACGCATCGCCGATTGCCGAGAAGCCTTGAACCTCAACAAAGCCCACAATACGGAAAGCCGCAGCAGTGGTTTGCACTGTAGCGTCCAAAGCGCTGGTTGAGTTACCAGTTGTAGTGGAACCTGTGCTGGTGCTTTGTACAGCGGCAAAGAAGGTGTTAGTGCCCAAAACGGATTGAGCGCCAGAACCATCTAGCTGTGCTTGGAACGCAACGCTTGGGTCAGTAATAACCTTAGCTGTTACCACACCGGTTGTGCCGGAGGGGTAGTACTGAGAGTTAATCACTTGACCTTGTGCATTGACGTACTGGCAACCGACGAAAACGCCGATCGCACCGATGCCGCTGCCGCCAAGGTTGTTGGTCGTAATGTCGGCACCAGTGGCGGTAGAGATGGCTAAATAGCCGTCCGCGCCAATAATGACCACCTGACCATAGAAAATATTGGTGGCTTCGCCAGCAGGGTCAATCAGAAAAGTCTGAGTTGCACCAGCATAAGGCATGCCATCAATACGGTTAATGGGACGTAGCCCATAGGGAGAAGCTGTAGATGCCATTTAAGGACTCCTATTATTTAAGACCTGAACCAAACCCACCACGCGTTATCGAGGACTTGCGTTCTGAAAACAACGGCATACGTGGGTCATTTTGACGTAAAAACGTGTTATCCACCGACTCCATCTGAGTTCTTGCTTGGTCGTTGTAATAGTCTGACATAGCTTCGACGCGATCGGACGACATTTTGCAAAGCATCAGCCCACCAATTTCGACGTTACCTGTCTTCTCATTACCTACCAGCATTAGCTCTGGATGGTCATCTGCTTTCACCGGTACCCAGCCATCGCGCAACTTGCGAGACACGTTAGTAGGGTCACTCTGGCCTAGTACATGCGTCGCAATCCAGCGATACGTGTATCCGGGTTCGGGTGTTGGATCGGGCAAAGTGCTCGAGGGGACATACACAGCGCGCACATTTTTGTCGCGGGAAGAAAGATCACGAGATTCACGGGTTGCCATATTAAGACTCCAATTTTGCTACTTGAGCAGCATACTGCTGCGGGGTTAATCCAAATTTCTTAGCCAGCGCTGCCGCTGTATTCGAAATTTGAACCTTCTTTGCTCCTGACGAACGAGTCGCCGGAGCGACCACAGATGCAGGACGCTTGGTGCCTTCGGTTTGGCTTCTCCCAAAAACTTCAGGGAACTTACCTCTTACGCGAGCATCAATCTGCTCGAAATACTCATCACTACGCGGGTTCATACCCGAATTCACTAGCTTCTGGTGCAGCCCTAGTGAGTAGCTGGTTAGTTCTTCAAATCCCGGAGTCCCGAACCACTGGTTTTTTGCCTGCCAGCGCAGTGTCTTTTCGTCGGGTTGCACCACTTCTGGTGCCGGTTGTTGCGTTTGTACACTATCGCTGTACGTTTGTAAAGGGGCTGGGCGAAAATTCTTTGCAGCCTCTAAACGGAACTTTGCGTCTGTCATCGCTTCTTGGGCTGCAATGATAGCATCGGTGTCAAAAGCCTCTTGCGCTTCCTTGAATTGACGGCGGGCTGCGGCCATTTCCGCTTCCGCACTTGTCAATGAGCTAGCTGCAATGTGCTTAGTGCCGTCTTCCACGAACCCTTTTAGGCGTTTGTTTTCGTGGAGCAAGTTCTGGGCGAACCGTTCTAGCTCTTCTTTTTCCCGAAGTGTTGCTTCTTTGACACGGCGCTCGTCGTGACGGGCATGGGTCAGTTCCGTAATCCGCTTCTTAACCTTGTCCGAATAGGACTCGATTTCTTCGTCGGTCGGGTCAGCTACTTCACGGTCAAGTGGCTTACGCCCTTGGTCGCGCTGGGGGGTGTCATCAACAATTTCAACTTCGATTTCGGTATCTTTACCGCTAATCTCAATTTCAATGTTGTCGTCTTCTAGCTCATCTGGAAATTTAAAATCAGACATGTGTGATTCCTCTCGGGTCTTGGACTACGCCTTCGATCTGGTCGTCATTGATGAACCGCATTTCTTTGCCGTACATCTTGAAGCGGGTCCCTGTGTATGTACGCGTCATTACGAAATCTCCCGCCTTGCACCAAGGTCCGTTGGGGAATTTCTCTTTGTCGTTGTACGCATCTGGGCCAACTTTGACTACAAACAGCACGGATGTTGTCTGTTCTTCACGACGCATGATGTCGGAAGCCTTCACGAGGTTAGTACCCTCGATCGTCTCGGATACGTCAGGAACCACGCACAACAGCTTGTAACCCGCAGGTTCCGGTAGCTGGCTTGCTTTTTCCTCGTTTGTCGCATCTTCAGCAGGCATTTCTGCCGGTTGAATCGTTTGCGGGAGTGTTATTCCCGGGGGCAAGATAAGGTCACTCATCTGTTTCGACTTTCTTTAGCAGGGTCAGCAGGTAGGACTCTGCGGTGGCTAGACCCTGAATAACACCGCAAAGTTTTTGATACTCTTCATAGTTACGACAAGCCCCACCAGCTATGTCGTCAGCATAATTGTTCATGTCCGTGCGTATTTGTTCGCGCAATACGCTTGCGAATTTTTGAAGCATTTTTATTCCGTTGGGTTAGGTGGTTGAAGCGACTGCACAGCAGTCAGGGCTTGATCGCGTTTGTCTTTAGCGATCTGTGCGCCGAGTTTGATCCCGGCGTGTTCTTGGTCGAAGGTCTGCTTTTGGTTGCTTTCCTTGATTTGGGCACCAATCTGCGTACCTTTTAGCTGCATGTCGGCCTCGAGCTGATCGCGTTTGAGCTGATTTGCATCAGCTTTTCCTGCGGCATCTGTAACAAAACGCTTTTCTTCCAGTTGAAGTTTGGCTTGTTCGATCTGGTACTTCTGGTTAACTTCCTGAGATTTAATCTGCAACTCGCCCTGTTTAATCTGGAGTTCCTGCTGCTGCATGATGACCAGTGGGTCTTGCGCTTGCTGCTGAGCTTGTTGCTGAGCCGCTTGCTGTTGGTTCATCTGCAGTGCCTGTTGCGCCGCCTGTGCAAGCATTCCTGATAGCGCATTCTCGATTTCTGGGGTCAATTCTGCGTCTTCGGCGGGTAGGGGCATGCCCATCTGCTCTTCGATCTGTTTGCGGTACATATAGCCCGTATGCTCGGCAACGTGGGCCATTAAAGCAGCCGAAATGACCGGAGCCTTGGGGTTTTGCCCGATATTGGCCGCAATCGTGGGGTCCTGCATCATTGACATGTGCACCGCAATGTGCGCTCTGTGGTCTTGGTTCAGAAACGCTTTAACAGGCTCGCCCTTCAAAAGGGCCATATTCTCAGACACGGGGTCTTTAGGTTTCTGGTCTTCGGGCAGGGGTACGAGCTTGTCGGCGTTCTTAATTCCCAAAATCTCCAGCATGTTGCGGTGTAGCTTGGGCATGTTGTAAATGTCTGGAGCCGACTGCGCCATCTGCATAACCGCTTGGTACTGAACCACGCGCTGGCTCATGGTGGCCGCATTAGGGTCGCTGACGGGAATTACGTCCACATGGTCGTAGTCAGACTTCTTGACGCTTGGAACGCCTGTATCGGGCTCGTAGTCGTAGTCATCATCGGTGTAGTCCCGAATAATGACCGCCAGAAGGCGCAACTCTTGTTTGAAGCTGTAGTGCAGGCGGGCTTGTACGGCCGACATCACCTTTAACTGGCGCTCCAACAGGGCCAAAGTGGTACCCACAGGGGCTTGGCCGGACATGTCGCTGATCTTCATATCCGCTGTAGATGCGAACCTGCGGCCCTCTTCTACGATGTTGCCAAGCAGCGTGTATAACACTTGACTTGGTTCTTTGTACGGCAGTGGCAGGATGTTGTCCCGCAGTGCGCCAGAGCCAATATCTACATCGCGGAATTCGCCGGGTGCAATCGGTGTATCGTCACCTTTAATGCGGAGCCCCCTTGCTTTAAGCCCGCCCGGTAGGTTTGAGAGAGTTCCTGCATCGACAAGCTGGCGCATGATGCTGGTTGCGGACTTAGCGAAGCCACCAATAAGGTGAAACAAGCCGAAGCCATACGCTCCGAATCCGGGGATGTATTGGTAATGGACAAAATGCTGCCTTTTCAGTTTAAGTTTGTCGTCTTCCAACCAATTCCGGCGGATTGCCAAAATGTCGTTGGAACCCTTAATCATCGTCACTACGTACGGCAGCGCGATGCCTGTTGCTTCCCCTTCGTCATCCTCGGAGTCGCCCAGCCCTTCGATGTCCAAGTCTACGTGGCACTCGTAGATCGTGAACCGATCGTCATTCATATCGCTAAAGCCGGTCTCTTTGTCCTTGGCTTTTTGGATGTCAGTGGATTCTTTGTTGGTATCCGGCAGGTCAATGTCTAAGTAGAACCCCGCCTTTTGTAGTTTCACAATCTCGTTCTTGGTCTTGCGCATGACGTGGGTGATGCGGTAGCAAGTGTCCAAGTCGGTCGTACCGTAGGGGAGAATGATGTCTTCTGCGGGGATGAACATCGAAACTTGGCGGTCCAAGCTCGGGTCGAAGTACACCTTCTTGAACGCCGAGCCCGTGGCCGGTAGGCTCCACAGCATGCGTTCTTGCTCAGGGCGGAACTCGCGCATGACTTCTGTCAGTTCGTAGTTCATGTCAGCTTCGACACGCACCGCTGCCTCTGTCTTCGCTGGAGTTTCTTTACCGATGATCTTTGTACGTACAGGGCCCTGTGCAGGAAACATCTCAGTGATTGTTTCTGACTGGAATCTTACAACTGCCTCGGTAATCATGGGGTGGAACACGCCCGATGCGCCTGACCAAGGCTCTGTGCGCTCTTCGTACTGGAGTCCGAGCAGCTTCAAACCTTCGGTGTACGCCTTCTCCCAATCTTTGCGGGAGCTTTTGTCGTTGTCAATGTCGCCTGACAGGTCGCCTGCAAGTGACTGCAGCGCACCCTCTTCAATTTCCTCGGCCAAGTTACTACTAAAATCTTCGGTGCCTTCACCCGGCTCAATCGAAATATCTAGGCCGTCCATGTGGATGTTGACCGCTTCTGGATCCACGATCTCAATCTCTATCGCCTCTTCATCCCGCGCTAGTTCTTCGATTCCCTTGGGGGCTTGGTACAAGCCTTTGTCAATATTTGTTGCCATTTTTGTCCTTAGTAGTAAGCGTTTTGATACCGCCGGAAGATTCTAGGCTCGTCTTTTTCATCGGAGTCTAACGAAATAAACCCGCCTTGGCGATAGCGCAGGAGTGCCTGTGTTGTCGTATCCACATAGTCATCGTTCTCGCCCACTGGGAAAGCCGCGATCTCTTCAATGACTTCTCGCGCCCAGCGCGTGTCAGGTGCCCATATTTTGCCCGAAGTGAACAAATCAGCTACAGCGTTAAGCCGGACCATTTTATCGTTGCCTCGAGACGGGCTAAATTCTTGTACGGGGATGCCCATGTTGCGCAGTTCTTGGATTAGTGGAGCGCCCGCGGCCTTCTTCTCCACAATGAACGCATCAGGCTCCCACTCTTTCCAGTGCTTGAGCGCGACCTGTTTCAACTCAGGGAACGCCATCCGGTCTTTAAACGCATCGAGCAGGATCACCTGCGGGCTGTTGCCCTCGTCTTCGTTGTAGAACACGCCCCATGTCGTACAGGCTGAATAGTCGGCCGTGGTCTTTGTCTCAAACGCCGTATCCCAACTCTGCAGTATGTAGTCGCACTTGGGCGGCTCATCATGTTCCCAAACTCTCCAATGCTTGCGTGACACCAGCGCTGAGTTCTCGGCCGTAGGCTGCTGCATGTACTGCGCGTTCCAATACCGTGGCTCGATACTGGCCTTGGTCGCCTTCAATGTCTCTAGCGGCCACTGCTCCGGCCAGAGTGACTTCTCGTCGTCTTCGTCCTCGTTCAAGATGGCCGGTAGCTCCACGATCTCCCACGGCAAGGACTCGGGATTTTTCATCTGGTACGTCAGCAACCGGCCAGTCAAGTCCAAGAGCGACCACCGCGTCATCACGATGATGATCGCCCCACCCGGCATCAAGCGCTGCAAGGGTCCGGTCTGAAACCAAGACCACGCGGTGTCAAACGCAAGACGGCTGTTGATCTTTACGTCCTGCTCGGAGTGTGGGTCATCAATAACGAACAGATCAGCACCACGACCGGCAAGGGCACCGCCCACACCAGCCGCGTAATACTGGCCCCCAGCAGAAGTAGACCACTTGCCTGCAGCCTTTTGGTCAGATGCCACGTTTGTTTGGGGAAAAATTTCATGGTACTCCTCCGTATCAAGCAAATTTCGCACTCGGCGACCGAAATCCTCGGACAAACCCGCAGTGTGGGTGCCCATGATGATCTTTTTCTCGGGGTACTTGCCTAAAAAATAGGCAGGGAATAGGTATGAACTGAATTCGGACTTACCCATACGGGGTGCAATATTGATGATGACGCGGTTCTTGCGTCCCTCAATCACGTCCGTAAAAATCTTGGCTAGCTTCCTGTGCTGGGGCCCAATCTTGAACCCGGGGTACACGGCGTTGGCAAAACCCAACATGTTTCCCTGCGCGGCCGTCAGGCTGGCTCGGCGTTCTCTAATGTCCAAATCATCCATAAGCTCCATTTTGTCCTTTATGGACATCGTGGGCAGGGCCCGCATAAGCGCTTCTAGCTCAGGCTTACTTAGGGTGGTGAGTTTGTCAATGTTCATCGGATGCTGGGGCTGGTGGGGCTTCTGTCCCCTTATCACTTACGTCAACCACGTCCACTATGTGCATGAACCGGTTAAGTTTTTCCTTGATCCGTTGCTCAAGCTCGGTGTCGGACATCTCTTCCTTCTTGACCTCAATCTTGTCGGTGAACAGGCCGACCTCGGTGACCTTGCCCAGCAACCCAAGTGCCTTTAGGCGGATGTTGGCGTTGGGGCTTTGTGTTTCTTCGACCAGTTTTGCTACTGCATACCCACGAAGCTCCTTGGCTTGGTGCACAAACTCCCAGTCGTAGGCGGTCAGCATCCCAACAAGATGTTGTACGGCCGCAGGTGTCTTTACATGGGCCAGCGCGGTGTGGGTAATTTCTTCGGGGGAGGCGGAAACGATGTTGGCAAACGCTTCACGGGCTGATTTGGTGTCGATTTCGCTGACAAGAGCATCTGAGTCAACGGCTCCTAGTGCTTGCATCCAGTCTTTCGTTTGGATTTTTGCGTCGAGCACGCCGACGGAGGACACCTTTGCAGGGTCCTGCACATTTTTGGACGTGTACTCAAACACCTCCGGTTCAAAATCAATTAAGTGGTCTAGCATGCGTAAGCCATTGAAGCCTCGTTAAGTGTAGTGTACACTGCGTTTCGGTGATTGTGCAACTTCGTTGGTTGTTGTTGTTCATTTGCTTCTCCTCGATCAACTACGTTGGTCTTTAAACCCTCGGTAACCCCGGGGGTTTTTTTTATTTTTCGTAGAAATTTTTTTGAGGTGCCTTTTTTTTAAGCAAGGGGGGTGGGTCTGCCCGTAGGGGG